GCGGAACAGGAAGAACGGGACGACCGTGCCGAAGATCCGGCCGGGATGGCCCGCCAGCGCCTGGCCCGCCTTGGTCAGGCGGAACTCGCCCTTGTAGTGCCGGCCGCGCTTCATCGCGATCATCAGGTCGTGCAGCACCATGAGCGGGGCGAAGTCGGGCTCGTTCAGCACCTTGTTGACGGCGAAGAGCTCCGCCTCTGTGTGGCCGGGCCAGTCGAACTCGGCCGCGGCCCAGTGCACGAAGACCCGCTTGAAGGCCTTGGACGGCGTCAGGGGAATGCCACCGTGCTCGCTGATCCAGGCAAAGGTCTTCTCGACCCCACGCACCAGCGGCGAGAATGCCAGCACCGGGTCGGCATCGTCGATCTCCTGGAACGCGATCATGATCGCCGATCCTTGCGCGCCAGATCCGCCATGGCCTTGCTCAGCAGATGCCGCGGGATGTTGATCAGCGCGAAGCGCTTCTTGTCCGATGGAGCCTCATCGTCGGTCGCCTCGATCACCAGTTCGACGTGATCCTCGCTGGCGTGCAGCTCCACGGTGATGTCGGTGTCCTCGAAATCCACCTCATGACGGCGACCATTTCCGCCGCGAATGATGACGTGGGCCATGCTCAGATCTCCCGCGCGAACCAACGGATGCGGCCGACGATGTGGATCTCGTCGGCCGTTCTTTCGTACTCGGGGTAGTGCTTGTTGTCGGAGATGACGCGCACCGCGGGCGGGTCGCTGTTGGGGATGTGCTCGAGCCGCTTGGCGACCAGCCCCATCCCGTCGTCCAGCACGAAGATGCCGGGCGGGTTGGGGGCGCGGCGGGTCATGTCGACCAGTACCGCGTCGCCGCTCAGAAGCGTCGGCGCCATGCTGTCGCCCTCCACATGCATGATGCGCAGTTGAGACGGGCTGGCCCTAAGCTTGTGGCGGATCCAGGAGCGTCGGAAGTGATAGACGCGACCGGGCGTGTCGCCGTCCTCGGTCACGACCGCACCGCCGCCCATCGAGGGCCGAGGCGTGGCGTGGGCGATGGCCACGAAGGTATCGTCGGGGTTCTCGACGAAGGGGGGTGTGCCTTCGACCTCGCCGATGCCGTGGATCAGCCAGTCGCGGTCCACCTTCAGCACGCGCGCGACCTCGGCCAGCCGGTCGAGGCCGGGGCGGGCGGAGCGGCCGCGAAGGATGTCGTAGACGAAGGAGCGGTGCACGCCTGCCATCTCGGCGACATGGGCGGCACTGATGCCAAGCTGGTTGGCGCGGGCCCGCAGGCGGTCTGCCAGGGTGTGCTGCTCGGTCATGTTTTCCCCAAGGGTATGTGGATGAAAAAGGATAAAACAGGATTGATGCGGACCCGTCAAGAGATTAGAACAAAACCTAAACAATCGCACATGGGAATCGGGGGTCCGGATGGAGATCGAGAAGTCTTATTTCACCCTGCCGGAGATCCTCGAGCGCTGGTCCATGTCCGAGGCGGACCTCGTCTACCTCGCCGAGAACGACCAGCTGCGGCTGTCGATCCGGGTGTTCAACCTGGCCGTCGAGCTCGGCGATTACGAGGAGACGCCCGAGGGGGAGCGATTCTCCGTGCCCTTCGAGCGGGGCCCGTTCAACGGGCTCCTGGATCTCCACGCCCATGACGTCTTCCAGCTGTTCCGGCATGGCGAGGTGAAGCTCAGCCGCTTCCGCTCGCACAAGGCTGACTATGCCTGCCTGACCGGGACGCCCGAGCACATCACTGTGCGCCAGCGCGATCTTTTCCTCAGGCGCGAGGAGCGAGACCGCTTCGAGGCGGAGACGGGATTTGCCGGAGCGGCTGCCGGCCCACGACCCGGCGCGTTCCATGCCTCCGCCGACTACCAGGATGTCCGCTGCAACGGTCAGCACTTTCGCCTCGGTGCGATCCAGGCGCAGGTCGTGCGCGCGCTGCACGAGGCTGCCGGGCGCGGCGAGCCCTGGCAGAGCGGGAAGGCGATCCTCGCCGCCGCGGGCTCGCGCAGCCTCAAGATGTCCGACGTCTTCAAATCGAAGAAGAACTGGCGGCTACTGATCGAATCGGACGGCCGCGGCGCCTACCGCCTGCTCGGGCTCTGATCTCGCGCCAACTCTCCCGTTCGCGCGCCCTCCCGATTCCCCCTGTGGGATGCGCCGGGGGATGAGAGGGGGATGGCGATCCCCCACCGAGCCATTCTCCCTTGGATTGAAAGGCTCCTGACAATCCCCCTCCGCATCCCCCGCCAATCCTGACGACATCCCACCGCGGGATTTCCCATCGTGCTCCCAACAGATGACACCGGGAGACGACGATGCAGCAGAAGACCTGCCTCACACAGAAGGAACTCGCGCGGCGCTGGACGATCTCGCACCGCACGCTCGAGCGCTGGCGATGGGCCGGGGAAGGCCCCGCCTACATGAAACTCGGCGGCCGGGTGGTCTACCGGCTCGAGGACATCCTCGCCTTCGAGAAGGACCAGCTCACGCATACCGCTGACAGCGCGAGGGGGGCGGCATGATGGAACGCCGTTCCGCCATCCACGGCAGCCGGGTCGTTTCGATCTTCGGCGCCGCCGGTCCTGCGCTCGACGAGGTCGGGCTGTCCGCCTGGATCGCACAGGCCGCCCCGGGCGAGGCGCTGGTCTATCACCGCGGGTTCCTCGCCGTCGACGCCACCGGTGCCGTCTCGAACCTCACGCCCGAGCGCCAGCGCACCCTGCGCGGTGTCGCGGCCGCCGCCTTGCGCGCCGCCGAGCAGCGGCTTGTCCACCTCGTGCAGGCCCGGCTCGGCCCCGACCACTTCGCCTACATCGCCGTCGCCCGGCCGAAGCCCGGTCCTGCCGGCGCCGCCCTCTCGATGCGCCTCCTCGAGGCCGCCTGACCCCCATCCCCAATTATGGAGGCCCCAATGCCGTTCCCTGAGAACACCCCCTCTATCGACGAGCTGATCAACCTGCCGGCGGGCGAGATTGCCCAGCTTCCGGTCGAGCTTCTGGCCGCCATGCAGCGCGAGATCGACGCTGCCGCGAAGCAGATGAAGGCCGTGACCGCGCGCCTCAATACCGCGCTCGAGGTCCGCTACGCCGCCCGCGCCGCCGAGGCCCGCCGCGCCTGCGGCAAGGACACCGGCACTGTCCGCCTTGCCGATGGCGATTTCACCGTGGTCGCCGATCTGCCGAAGCGGGTCGAATGGGACCAGGCCCTGCTCGCCGCCATGGCCGAGCGCATCCGCGCCGCGGGCGATGATCCGTCCGAATACGTCGAGATCAGCTTCAAGGTGCCCGAGCGCGCCTATGCCGCCTGGCCCGAGGCGATCCGTCAGGGCTTCGAACCCGCCCGCACGGTGAAGACCGGCGCGCTGAAGATCGCGATCCTGCCGCAGGAGGACGGGCAATGACCGCCCTCGCTCCGATCTCCCCTGACGCGCAGGATCTTCCCAGCCTGATTGACCACGCCGCCAGCATGCTCACGGGCGCGAAGAGCGCCGCCGAGGTGCTGGAGGCGCGCGACATGGCGGGTCTCGCCTACGATGTGGCCAAACGCGCCGCCCGACTGCAGCGCGCCAAGAACGCCCATGACGATCTCGTCGCGGCGGCGCATCGCGCGCAGGCCCATGCGCTCGAGATCGAGGCCCGCGCCAAGCGTCGGCTGGCCGACGAATACGATGCCGCGCAAGCGCGGGGCGAGGTGGCTCAAGGGCGGCCCAAAAGTCTTGAGAACGGCAAGGGTTTTCAGGCCACGGTCGCCGACCTTGGCCTGCGCCATGACGAGATCCACGAGGCCCGCCAGATCCGGGACGCCGAGGACGCCGATCCGGGTGTCGTGCGCCGTGCGCTGGACGAGCGTCTCGAGCGCGGCGAGGAACCGACGCGCGGGGCCCTGCGCAAGATGGTGGTCGACGCCGCCATGCGGGGGCTGCGGCCCCAGCGCTCGGCCAGCCGGCGCAACCCGCTTTACGTCCCGCCGACGCCTGCACGCGCTGCCTGGCAGCATGTGACCGGGACGTTCCGCGCCTTCGCCGAATGGGCCACGGACGAGAATCTGGCCCTCGCCCAACAGGGAATGCGCGAGGCGCGGGACGAACCGTTTCACGACCTCGACGCGCAGGCAATCGCCTGCGGGGCGGCACGTTTCACGCAAATCACGGAGTGGCTCCATGCAGAATAGCCAGTCAGCGGCCTTTGCCGCATCTGTCTGGGAGGTCGCGTCCCGCCTCGGCAACAACGCGCCCCGGATCGCCGACGACATCATGGAGGCTGCCTTTCCGCGGACCTGTTCTCAGGCCCGGGCGGAAGGCGCGCACCGGATGCTGCGCACCGGAATCATCTCGGAGGTGAAGCGCATCCTGCGCAACCACGACGATGGACCGGCCCAGGGGGATTTCGCGGAGGTCTGCGAGGCGTTCGCGCCGCTCGTGAAGGATCTGCGGTCCAAGTCCTACTTCGTGGAAGAAGCCGCGGAATATGTCGCGATCCCGGACCTGATTGCGGAACCGGAACTGCTCGACGACGCGCGGCGCTTCATGCGGCGCAAGGGCATCGAGTGTCTGGCCGAAGCGGATCGGCTGGACGCGCTCTATGCTGCGGTCACCGGAACCGGTCGTGAAGCGGCGCCCTCGGCCCGGGCGGTGGCGGCATGACGCCCGCGCTCCCCATCATCACCGCCGACCAGCGGCTGGCCGAGGTGCGCGGCGTGAAGGCCGCGATCTTCGGCGCGAGCGGCGCCGGCAAGACGACGCTCCTGCGCACGCTGAAGGCAAGCACGACGCTGTTCTTCGACCTCGAGGCGGGCGATCTCGCCATCGAGGGGCTGGCCGTCGACACGATCCGCCCGCGGACCTGGCGGGAATGCCGCGACTTCGCGGTGTTCATCGGCGGCGCGAACCCGGCGCTGCGCAAGGACCAGCCCTACAGCGAGGATCACTACCAGGCGGTCTGCCAGAAGTACGGCAATCCGCGGGCGCTGGAAAAATACGCCACGGTGTTCATCGACTCGATCACCGTGGCGGGGCGGCTCTGCTTCCAGTGGTGCAAGGGCCAGCCCGAGGCGCATTCGGACAAGACGGGCAAGCCGGACGTGCGCGGGGCCTACGGGCTGCATGGCCGCGAGATGATCGCCTGGCTCACCCATCTGCAGCACACGCGGGCGAAGAACGTGATCTTCGTCGGGATCCTCGACGAGAAGCTCGACGACTTCAACCGCAAGGTCTTCGTTCCGCAGATCGACGGATCGAAGACCGGGCTCGAGCTGCCGGGCATCGTCGACGAGGTGCTGACGCTCACCTCGCTGCCCGACGACAAGGGCGTGCCGCAGCGCGTCTTCGTCTGCCACACGCAGAACCGCTGGGGCTATCCGGCCAAGGACCGGTCGGGTCGCCTCGACCTGCTCGAGCCGCCGCATCTGGGCCAGCTTATCGAGAAAATCCGCCAGCCCCTGCCGATCGACGCGCGCCCGCTCGTCATCGACGCGCCCCGCATGCCGGCGCCGGCCGTCACCCCTCAATCCGACCCCACCAACTGAAAGGACCCGAGCCATGTCCGGTCTCTGGAACGACTTCAACGACGCCCAGTCCAACACGAACCTCATCCCCAAGGGGACGCTGGCCAAGGTGCGCCTGACCATCCGCCCCGGCGGCTTCGACGACCCGTCGCAGGGCTGGACCGGCGGCTATGCCACCCGCGGGTCCACCGGCGCCGTCTACCTCAACGGCGAGTTCACGGTCACCGAGGGTCCGTACGCCCGGCGCAAGATCTTCACGCTGATCGGTCTCTACAGCCCCAAGGGTCCGGACTGGGCCAACATGGGCCGCAGCCTCGTGCGCGGCATGCTGAACTCGGCGCGCGGGATCTCGGACAAGGACCAGTCCCCGCAGGCGCAGGCGGCGCGGCGGATCGGGGGCTTCGCCGATCTGGACGGAATCGAGTTCGTCGCCCGGATCGACGTTGGCAGCGACGCCATGGGCGAGGAGAGAAACGAGATCCGCGCCGCAGTCACGCCCGACCACCGCGACTATGCGCAGGTCATGGGGCTGGCCGCGCAGCACGGCTACCAGGCGCCCGCACAGCCCGCGCCGCATCCGCCGGTCCAGCAGCCCGCGGCCTCGCCGGTGCCGGGCCGTCCGGCCTGGGCTGAGTAGAGGGCGCGCGATGCTTCTCCGTCCCCGCCAGAAACTCTTTGTGGAGCGCAGCCTCGCTGCGCTCTCGACCCGCGACAACACACTGGGCGTAGCGCCC